GGATGGGCGTAGATAAGTTTTATATGTATGATGGACGCACGCAACCTTTACAGTGTAACTTACGTAAGTTTGTATTTAATGACTTTAATGAAGAACAGTATGAGCAAGTGTTTGCAGGTACAAACGAGTCATACCATGAGATATGGTGGTGGTATTGTTCCTCAGACTCTAACGTGTCAGATAGGTATGTCGTATACAATTATTTAGAACAGGTGTGGTACTACGGAACTATGAACCGTACTGCATGGCTTGATTCGGGATTAAGAAACTACCCACTAGCTGCTACGTATAGTAATAATCTAGTTAACCATGAACAGGGTGTTGATGACAACGAAACTGCTACTACAGTAGCTATTCCTGCATATGTATCCTCAGCGCAATTTGATTTAGAAGATGGGCATCAGTTTGCGTTTATATGGCGTATACTACCGGATATAACATTTGACGGTTCTGAAGTAGGCTCACCTAGTGCTACTATGACACTATTACCCCTACAAAACTCAGGATCAGGGTATAATAGCCCCGCTTCTGTAGGAGGTTCTAATAGCGCAGGAGTAACACGCACTGCTACGTTACCAGTAGAAGAGTTTACAGGACAGATATTTACTCGTGTACGTGGACGACAGCTTGCTATAAAGGTAGAATCTAGTGATGTTGGAGTAACTTGGCAGTTAGGTTCTCCCCGAATAGATATGCGTTCTGATGGCAGACGATAATGGCTGTAGACAATACTAGGTACGACGTACCCTTCCGCGCTCCCGCGCTGCCGTACCCTCCGCAGGTGTACGATCAGCAATCGTTTGAAGAGTTTAATAGGGTACTGCGTATCTACTTTAACCAGTTAGATAACGCACTGAGAAATGCTATGGCAGTCCAAGAACCGTATGAATTGCAAGTATCAAAAGGCCAGATTGCAGGTGCTAGTACCGTATATAAGTTTGGGTTTAATCCCGACGTTGACGGTACTGAAGAGACTATATGGGGCACTGGGGGTAACTATCCATACCTAACATCCGCTTCCACTGTGTACATAAGTAGTTCCAGCACTGCCGATTCTAACGGGGGTACGGGTGCCAATACTGTAACGGTAGAGGGTGTAGATGGTAGTTACAACGCCAAGAGCGTAACTGTGAACATGAACGGCCAAACTCAGGTGCAGGTAGGCGATGCTAGCTCGTGGTTACGTGTTAACAGGATATTCGTAGCTACCTCTGGTAGTGGGGGCACTGCTGCTGGAGCAATATACGTAGCTAATAGCGGAGTAAGTTCTGGAGTACCTACAGGCGTTACGTATGCGCACGTTATACAGGGAGACAACCAATCTCAAATTGCTGTTTATACAGTCCCTGCCGGATACTCTTTGTACCTAGACGATGTGACGTTTACCTCTGCAATATCACTAGCAAATAAACACGTTACTGCGAGTTTCGTTACGCGGGCCTTCGGTTCTAATACGTTCCGCACGCGCATAATCCAGACCATGCAGAGCGCCTTGTTAGTGCTACCGCTTACGTATCCGCTCAAGGTAGAAGAAAAGACAGATGTAGAGTGCCGAGCGTTTTCCGATACTACCAACGTAAAAGTGGGGGCGTCTTTCCAAGGCATCCTCATAAAGAATTAAGGGCTTAAATAATGGCTAGAAGAGAGTTATATAACCCTAGGCAAGGTGGCGGAGTAGCGGCTGCTCTTAGAGCGAAAGATGCCCAGCGAGATAAGCAAATAAAAGATCTGCGTGACAAAGAAGAAAATAGAATTAAAGGAGATGATCCGTCTTTATACTCTGACCCTGACCTAGGTAACAACGGAAAAGGAGATGATGGCGGTGGTAGTGGCCCCGGTGTACCAGACCCTCAAGGATTTTGGTGGGAGTCATTAGGGTATTCAAATATACAAGAAGCAGTCGAAGATGGCTGGACTTTTGATAATACGACCATGAGCTGGGTACAGGAAGGCGATAGTCCTGTAGCTAATAATGATGTTGATGAAGATACTAGCGATTGGCAGGGTAGTGATTCAGTATGGGCCACAGATCTTAATTGGAGTAATGTAACTGAAGAAGACGCCTCAGAGTATGACCAATGGCGCCAAGAAAATGAAGACTTTGATGTAGCCCTTTGGTATGCACAAACACGAACTGACGAAGGCTTTGAAGATGCTCTAGCGGAACGTAAAGCCTACGCCTTCCAAAATTTTGATCCCAACCGTGGTGCTTTAGCAGGTACAAACTACGAAGGATGGGCTAGAGACCAATTGCTAGGCAAGCCTTTTATAGACATGGTAAGAAAGTCTCAAGCTCGTCCTTTCCATGAACTTGCCGAACCTTTTGAAGTAGATTACCCCTACGACTACGATAACAATCGTTTGTACATGAAACTACCTAGTACTGGGGGTAACACTGATTTATTCCAAGGGTTTTCTGACGAAGACCGAGCCATGTACGAGGCTATGGGAAAAACTGGTAGATTTATAGATACTAGTGATGGTAATGCAGGGGCAGGCGAATATGTAATGATGTGGGTCGAAGACCCTCCTGAAGCAAGTACTTGGGAAACATTCCTATCCAACCCCGTAGTAAATGTACTTGCCGCAATAATTCCCGGCGGGACTCAAGCCCTTACACTTATTAAAGCCGCTTCAGGTATGACCATGCACGCAAGTGATTGGTTTGCTATGGCTGGTGGATATGATGTTGTAGGGCAAAAGTTTGGAGAGTGGGCCGAAAGTTTCGGTGTAGAGGCAGCCGCCGCTGTTGGAGCGGCTTCAGATGGATTTATAGCAGAAGCAGTGACCGCGGGTACTAAAAATGTTATTGCCGCATTAATAACAGACCAAGACCCTCTAGAGGCTTTCTTAACTGGCGGCGTGCAAGTTGGCGTAGGTCGAGTACTTGGAAAAATAAACGAGCTAACTGATGGGGCACTAGACGACCTAGAAGAGATAGGTACTTTTACTGAAGATACTAGAGTATATGGCCCTGACGGTAAAGGCGGTACGAAAGTAATAGAAGGGTCAGCACCTCAGTCAATAGGTAAGATAGCTAGAAGTATGATACAAGAAGCTATATCTTCTCAGTTGGCTACAGGCGATATTAACGAAGCTCGTATGGCACAAATAATATCTTCTGCGGTAATTACTACAGAGACATTAAAAGGTTTTGTAGGAGAAAGTTTACCTTCTGGTGGTATAGAAATGATTGCTACCTCCCTACAAACGTCGTTAAACGCGGCTATGTTAGGGGGAGATGTTTCTGATGCGTTCTTAAACAGCCTAGCAGCGCAATTAGAAAGGACTATTAGGCAGTCACTAAATAACGGTACTTTCCAAGAAGATTTCGCAGAGTTTTGGGATAGGGTAAGTGGTAAGTACGATACGTTAACTGAGCAAGCTATAGTAGCTGATGAGGCTGCGCAAAGACGCGCAGATGCAGCAACAGAAGTAAACGAAGTAAATCAGCTAATTTCTGAGGGTGCTGATAACTTAACAGAACTTGCGAATACAGCTAATGATATATGGGAAGATATGGGTGGCGGTTATGCTAATGCAACCGCAGAACAGATAGATGCTTACGAGGAAGCTAAAGCCGCCTACGATACAGCAGAAACCGAGTTTACAGACCTACTAAACAACGACTACATCCCTAGAATAGATGCTGGTACAGAAGAGTATAACAACGCTACTGACGCATACAATACTGCTGCGGACTTATATCAAAGTACATACGATGAATTATCAGATGGAGGTGACGACTACGAGTCTGGGTTTGCTGAAGCATTAGCAGGTATTAATGAAGCTACTGTCGCAAACTTAAACCCTGATTTTGATGCCGAGTTCTACGCCGAACAAAACGGTATTACTGTAGAAGAGGCCAACGCGCACTACCTAAGCCAAGGACTGTATAACAACTTACCAACAAACCAAACAAGTTTAACAGCACAAAACAATGCGCAAGCGAGTAACTTACTTGACACGGTAGCAGGACTGACAGGAATAGATGTAACCGCATTATCTCCTGCCGAAAGAAAAGCCATAGTAGACAGATATAAAGATAT